TAGAATAAGTCAAGATGCATGGCCTATGACTGACCCTTGGTTCGGTTCCCCTGAACGTATGGAAGAAGGCGATGCTATAGACTGGATTAAAGATAAGAAAAAGGATTTATTTGAAGATGGAGTGTATGGTAACCTTAGTGGAAATAAGCTAAAGAAGGCTATTGGATGGAAAAACCCTTATTGGCTTGGACAAGATAAAATAGACTTTGCTAAATTACTAACTAAATCAGGGAATACTTCTAGAGGTTACATGGGAAGTACAGGTAATCAGAGCACTTCAGATAAAATACGTAGAGAGTCCAAAGCTCTGTATTTTTCAGAAGGTGGGTTATCTAAGAAAGGACGTGGTAGAGATAATATGTTAGCTCATGTAAATGAGCAGGAAGCTACATTACTACAGGCTATGGGAGGTTCTGGTATTATTAATCCTAGAACTGGGTTACGTGAGTTTGAGGCTGGTAACGATAATCCATTCTCTAATATAGTAGACGCTATAACTAAACAAACTGATGACTTTTTAGAGGGGTCTAAGGATAACTTTGAAGGTTTAAAAGACTTCTTTTCTGACTTATCTAAGGATGAGGCGGATAAGGCGGATAAGAGGGAAAAGCTGAAAAAATATAAAAAGGACGCTCCTTATATTCCTCAAGGCACTAATATTGATGGATATATTGATAGACTTCGTAGTGAGAATGAAAGAAATATTGAAGATCAACTAGCACAATCTGAACAAGAAAGACAGTGGAGAGAATTTGATAATAGTGAGGGTGCTAAAAAGTTTGCGGATACATTTGGTATGAAAGCTTCATCTGTATTAAAACTAGGTGGAGATTATCTACAAGCAGCTATTGGTCAAGCCTTTATAACTGGAAAGTTTGACCTTAAAGGTATGATAGGAGGATTTGCCGCAAACTTAAGCTCTATATTTATGAATAAAGCAGCTGGTATGGCAACAGACTGGATAATGGGCGGATTAACCGGATGGTTAGGCGGACTCGGTGGTGGTGGAGGAAGTCTAGGATTTGGTTCCACTGCTAATGGTATTAGTAATAATATGATGGTATCTGAGTATGCTGCAGGTGGAGTAGCTAAACAAGGATACGCAAGATTTTCTCACGGTGGTGCAATCCACGGTGCAGGGGGACCAACATCTGACTCAATACCTGCTTGGTTATCTAATGGTGAGTATGTTATTAATGCAGCTTCTACATCACGATATAGACCTATAATAGAGGCCATCAATGCTGATGAGTTAGCTAACGGTGGATTTGCTAAATTTGCTAGAGGCGGTTTCCCAGAGTATACTAAGTATGCTGCAGGTGGAATTAGTGATACTATGACTCCTGGACCAGATATGGCAGCTATTAAGCCTATTCCTCAAGGGTCAATGGGTAAAACTGAAGTTAGCAATAATGTCAGTGTAAATGTTAATGTAACGAATGGTGGTGCTTCTGTAGATGTTGATTCTGACTCAGGTAATGAGTTAACTCAAGAACAGTCTAAAGCACTTGGTTTAATGATTGGACAGAAGATCCAGGAACAGCTAATTGATGAGCAAAGACCTGGTGGAATTTTAAGTGAGTATTAATTATGGCATATGATTTTAATACAGTAGTAGGTATTAATCCTGCTAAAGGATTTAAAGAACAGGTTAAGTCTAATACCTTAAAAGCTAGATATGGTGATGGGTATATGCAAAGGTCTGTAGAAGGTATTAATAATTTTACTAGCGCTTTTGCTCTATCTTTCCCAAATAGAACTTCAGCTGAAGCTCAAACTATTATAGATTTCTTAGAAGCCAGAAAAGGTTTTGAAAAGTTTACTTGGACTCCCCCATACAAAACAGTGGCAATTTCAGTATACTGTGAGAAATGGGATGAGCAGTATGTTGCTCATGGTGCTATAACAGTAACTGCCACATTCGTTAGAGTATTTGAGTGAGTAGCGGGTATAAGGCCATTGTAGAGGCCATATATGGGTTAGAACCCGGAGTTATAATAGAGCTTTTTGAGCTTGATCTTACAACTATACCTAATTGGATAACTCCTGTTAGCGGTGTTGAAGTATTACGTTTTCATGCAGGTACTGCAAATTATGGCACATACAAAAGTCAAGAAATAATGTGGCAAGGTAAAATCTATTACCCTTATCCTATAGAAGTATCAGGATTCGAGTTTAGTGGAAAAGGAGCATTACCTACCCCTTCTTTAAAAGTAGCTAATTTAACTGGAGTACTGACAACACTTATACTAGACCACGAAGATTTAGTGTGGGCAAAATTAACTAGAAAAAGAACTTTCGCAAAATACTTAGATTCTGCTTGTTTTGATGCCATTAACTTAACTCCTGTAGAGGGCATTACTAGCTTTTTAGGCTGCATACCTATTTCTAGTGGAATTTGGTACAATAATACTAGCATGGATGTAAATGCTCATTTTCCTGATGATATATTCTACATAGATAGAAAAAAGACAGAAAACAGAGTAATGATAGAATTTGAGTTGTCTACTGCATTTGATGTGCATGGTACTAAGCTACCTCGTAGGCCAATGATTTCTAATACATGTACTTGGAAGTATAAAAGTGGACAAGGTTGCACTTGGGTAGATGATTCTACTAAAAGATATAATATTGATGATATTGCAGTAGTTAATGAAGCAGATGACCACTGTGGTAAAAGAGTTAAGAGTTGTGAACTGCGTTTTGGAGAGAGTAACGAGTTACCTTATGGAGGGTTCCCTGGGTCTAATTTAGGATTTTAAAATGGAAGAAGAGATGAGAAAGCACACTAAGATTGAATATCCTAGTGAGGCATGTGGGTTAGTAGTAGAAGTTAATGGTACTGATAGGTATATTCCTTGTAAGAATATAGCAGACCGTACTAACGAAGAATTTATAATTGATCCTATAGACTATGCGGATGCAGAGGACTTAGGTAAAATTAAAGCAGTATTTCATTCTCATCCAGATTGGACTGAGAAGCCTAGCGAAGGAGATTTAGTAGCTTGTGAGGAAACCAAGATACCTTGGATTATACTCAGTTGGCCAGGTAATAAGTTTTATAGGTTCGCTCCAAAAGGATATAGTGTCGATTTATTAGGTAGACCGTTCTACTACGGTATACTAGATTGTTGCACCTTATGGAGGGATATTTATAAAAGAGAGCTTAATATAGATTTTCAATGTATTGATAAAAGTGGTAGATACCCAGAGTATAACTGGTGGGAAGAGGATAAAGATTATTATATAGAGAACTTCGAATCTCAAGGATTCGTAAAATTAATTGATACGAAGCCTAAGAAGTATGATGTATTTCTTATTAAACTAGCTTCTAGGGTTGCCAATCACGCTGCAGTATATATGGGAGGAGGTATTATTATCCACCATGTACTAGGTAAATTATCTACGAAAGAAATGTATGGTGGATATTGGCAAAAACATACAGTACACCACTTAAGGCATGAATCACTATGTTAACGGATGTTAAACTATACGGAGAACTAAAAGATAAGTATGGTGCAGAATTTACTTTCGATGTAAATTCTGCTAGAGAAGTTATATCTGCCTTAATAGCTAACTTTAAGACATTTCAAGATACTCTTAGTATAGAAGGTAACCAATATGTCCTAGTATATGATAAACAAGAATTGGCTATAGATGATATTATGCTTAAAACTTTTGATAAAAGGAAAGTTTTAAAGATAATACCAGTAGTATCTGGAGCAAAGTCTAAATGGGCTACTATTATAGTAGGAATTGTATTAATATATGTAGCACTTACGGTACCCGGAGGTATGGCTTCTATGAGTGAACTAATGGCAGGTGAAATGGCTTCTGGTGTTGCTGTTACGGGTGCTCAATATGGTGCAGCTGTTGCATTTAATATTGGTACTTCAATGGTATTCTCAGGTATTGCACAAATTTTAGCTGGGACCCCTGGTAGTGCTACTAGTGCAGATAAGTCTAAGAACTATTTTTTTGATGGCCCAGTAAATACAACAAGGCAAGGAGCACCCGTTCCTATTGCTTACGGGCAACTAATGGTAGGTGGAGCAGTAATTAATGCACAAATAAGGGCAGAGGAAGACCAATGAGTGAAGTTGTACTATATGGAGAATTAAGAGAGAAGTTTGGCAAAAGTTTCTCTTTAGAGGTTCATAGTGCAGCAGAAGCAGTTCGTGCTTTATGTGCTGTTTTACCTGGATTTAAGGATTTTGTAGTTACTTCTGAAGATAGAAGTATTGGGTATCGAGTACTAGTAGATGAAATAGATAGAGGATTAGATGAACTACATAACCCTGTAGGCAGTGAAAAAATAAAAATAATACCGGCTATATTAGGATCTAAAAGTAAGGCAACTAAAATAATTCTTGGAGCTGTTATGATATATGCGGGTGTTCAGATGGGTGGTATGACCGACGTATCAGGTGGTATTGCTAATATGACTGCTACACAAATAGCAGGTAAACTGCTGATAAATTTTGGAATGTCAATGGTATTTTCAGGTATTGCTGAATACTTGGCTCCAGACCCCAAAGCAGCTGTAGAGGCTCCAGAGAACTATTTTTTTGATGGACCAGTAAACACACAAAGACAAGGTGTCCCAATACCAATAGCCTACGGGCTTGTAAGAGTAGGTGGGTCAGTAATTAATGCGTATATAGTAGCACAGGATAAAGATTAATGGAATATATAAAGAAACCTATTAGAGGAGCTGGAGGTGGTAAAGGCGGCGGTGGTGGCTCTGCCCCTACTGAGGATCCTAACACTCTACACTCTACTGGATCTGCTCAAGTAATAGATTTAGTATCCGAGGGAGAAATTGAAGGCTTAGTTGATGGGGCTAAGTCTATATTCTTTGATGATACTCCTCTACAAGACTCTGCAGGTAACTATAACTTTGAGGATGTTGTTTGGGATGCGAGACAAGGAGCCCAAGGACAGGCGTATATTCCCGGATTTGAATCTGTGGGTACTCAAAAAGCAGTTGGTATTAAAATAGAAAATAGCGGGGCTACTCCTGGAGGAGTTATACGTACTCTTACTAATAGTAATATGGATGCTATACGTGTATCTCTGTACACCAATACTTTTAGTCATCAAGAAGATACAGGAGATATCCACGGAACTAAAGTTGAATATGAGATATCTTTTCAAGTAGATAATAGTGGTAGTTGGGTAACTCAAGGTACTTTTACTAAAGAAGGAAAAACTACTGCAAGATATGACTGGAGTCATAGATTTGATATACCTGCTAGTTGGAAAACTGCTGGATTTTCTCAAGTTGCTATAAGAATTAAAAGATTAACAGAGGATTCAGATTCTCAAGTTATAAGAAACGATATATTTTGGCATACTCATACCGAGATTATAGATAACAAATTTTCTTATCCTAATAGTGCTTTAATGGGTATAAGACTAGATGCTAAACAATTTGGCCACGTACCAAGACGAGGTTATGAAATTAAGGGGGTGAAAGTAAAAGTTCCTTCGAACTATACTCCCTATGACCCAAATTCAACTCAAGTTGGAGATTTCTTGTATTCTAGTATCTGGGATGGTACTTTTGACGTAAAGTGGACATGTAATCCTGCCTGGGTCTATTACGATCTTCTTACTAATGATAGATACGGCCTTGGACAATATTTAGATGATTATAATATTGATAAATGGGCACTATACCAAATTGCTAGATATTGTGACGCAGTAGATGATAATGGTAAGTATGTAGGAGTACCCTCTGGATTTATGGATGGGACTACTACAAAGGTAGAACCACGTTTTGCTTGTAACTTATACCTACAAGGGGCAAATGAAGCTTATAAGGTCTTAAATGACTTAGCCTCTATATTTAGAGGGCTAGTTTATTGGGACCAAGGATTAGTATCTGCAATTCAAGATTCTCCTAAATTACCAGTATTTCATTTTACTGAGTCTAATGTGCTTGGAGGAGACTTTACATATACAGGCTCTTCCAAAAAAGCTAGACACAATGTAGTATTAGTTACTTGGAATGACCCAGCTAATGGGTATAAACAGACTGTAGAGTACGTAGAAGATAGAGAAGGCATACAAAGATACGGAATGGTAGAAAAAAGCGTTATAGCTTTTGGGTGTACTTCTAGAGGACAAGCGCAGAGGGTAGGTAAATGGATTCTATATACTGAACGATTAGAAACTGAAGGTATTAGTTTTGCTACTGGATTTGAAGGTGCTCCAATACGACCAGGTGATTTAATGAAGGTGTCTGATAAGCATAGAGCAGGTGTTCGCTATGGTGGGCGTATTTTGCCTAATGTATGCTCTGATACTAGTTATACTTCTCAAACTGATTGTGAATTAGGTACTACTTATACAGGAACAGGATTAAACGATTTTATTCGTACAGGTAGCTATACTGGAGATCCTGCTGATGTGTACAGATTTGTAGTATATTTAACTCCTCACGTACCAAAAACTCATAATATATTTGTTACTAATACTTCATGGTTTAGAGATGAAGCTTTAACAGAAGAATATGAGAGTTGTAGTGATGGGTCTTCATCTACACCTGAGTTATGTTGTACAAATAACTCTGGAAGTTGGGACGCAGTTAATTTTACTTGTGCAGGAAGTGCTGAGGAATGGATTACCTTAAGTTCGTATGATGGGGATACTTATAGGTTTAAAAATAAAGACTCCTCTACAGCAGTAGTGCGTGAGACAAATTTAATATTTGAATCTCCAGTACTATATGAGGGAGATATATGGGAGTATAAAACAGCTAGAGATTTTTCTGCTGTTTTAACTGCTGCTGCAGGACTTGGGCTTACATATATTGAAAACGCCCACGGTACGGGGATAGACCTAGAATTTGGAGCTACTTTTCTTACTTCTTCGATGCACGATACTTTTAATATATTTATTAATGGTTCATTAGACTTTGCTTCCGGAGTTAACATACGCATGGAGCTAGGAGAGCAGTCTTATAACTATGGTATTAAATATGAATTTCAAAATGTAATAGGACACACTACAGGAGATTATTGGGAGTGGGACGCCAGAACATGGACTGTTACTGATAAAGGTACTATTTGTTTAGATGCCCCAGTAGAACTAAACGGCG